TTTACTACGTGGTGATGCTCTTGCAGATCCTTCAACACCTGTTGGAAAAATATCTTGGGCAAATTCAATGGTAGCATAACCAACACTTCCTTTTGCATGGGGCATCTGTGGTTTTTTGTATTGTGTTGAGTCTAAAGATCTTTGTGTAAAACCATCAGCATCTGTTTTTGCTTTATTGAAATCAAACCAGCCATACTGAAGATTAATTCTTACATTTGTCGGATCATTATCAGGACGAGGTTTGAATAATGCAACAGCATCAATAACATTTTTTGCAGGAGTTAATTGTGGCTGCTTTGGATCATAATCTTCTGGTCCAACTCGAAGATTATTCCATTCAGTTTTTAAATCCTTATATTTTAAACGAAAACCACTACGATCTGAAATTGCTAATGATTTTCTTCCTGTTGCATATTTAGCCATTTAAATTAAGTCCTGTTGGTCTTATTCTTAATGAAACATTGGCTCCTTCTTCTGCTGAAGCAAATTGAAAAGATCTTTCTGCTAATTCATTTAAAATTTGAACACGATCTGGCATAAATTTCAAAGCAAGTTTTGCTGCTAAACCAGCACACATAGCATCATTCCATCTATAAGGAACATCAGCATCCTGATGAGAAGCTGTAACATCGTCAATCTGGAACACACCATAATATCTTATCGAATCATTCGCATTATCTGGCACTGGCCAAACAGTCATGGTTGGTGTGTATTGTCTATCTAACATATATTGAGAAGACACTCCACTTGTAGTTTTATCAGGAAGCTGATTGTAATCAGAAATAGCAACTCTATCTACGATTTGATCGCTAGAAGTTGAGCCTGAAACTTTTCTATATACAACATTAATAATATCTACTAATCCTGCATCAAGAGTATATGTTGTTTGTGCAGCAACCAGTGTAACAGTCTTATAAGCAACTGTCCAATAATTCCAGCCACGATTCGACCATTCGGAGAAAAGAAGATTCAAACTTCTGCGAGCAGAATCTGCTTTCCCTCCTGTCTGCGTTTGAGGATCTATTCCACATCTTTCGAATGCTTCAGCAATCACCTCTTCTATATTTGGTCTAAATGCTACTGTTCCAGATGTTGCCATTTTAATATAATTTCTGCATCCTTAAAACAATTTGATAACTATCAGTCACTGCTGCGGATCCTGTGGTTGTAAATTTTACATCTCCTCCAGGAGAAGCTCCATAAGTTAATGTTGATGGCAATCCACCAAATCTAGTGAAATCTTGATATCCTGATTGATCGGCATCAAGATGCATCATAATTACATCTACTGTTGCATCAGCCAGAATTTCAACAGTCATTCCATAAATGGTCCACCATGCTTCAACGATTCTAACACTAGTGCAAGACTCACCATCAGAATTATTCTTTAAACTAGAAACATCAACTTTAAGAACTGCACTTTCATTCCCACCATCTATATATTGATACTGGAATGCCATAACAGCTTCTCTAACACCATCATTTATTGTTGTTGTTGTAGTTATATCAGCCATTAATTCTCTCCCTATGCAAGATTAATGTTCTGAATATACTCTACAGTAATAATTCCTCGTCCAGATGTAGCTGCTGATGAAAGTACATAAAGTGTAACATCAGTAGTTCCAACATCCGTCCACGCATCCATATCTGTAATTGTACCACTAGTCCCAAGCTTGATTACATCTGCTGCTGTTCCTACTGCTAATGCAGTAAACAATTCAGTTGCTGCTATACTTGTTCCCATACTTAAATTAGCTGCACCAGGTGCAGTTGTAATGTACAAAGTGATTCCTGTGATTTGACTATTGGCAGGAATTGTCATTCCTGTAGTCGCAGCACTTGCTGCTGTCTGAGTCCATGCTGCAGATTGAGCCATCTTTACAAAACCCACATTCGCAACATCTGTTCCTGCAGTGGTTCCTGTACTGTCGGCAATTGTTCCAGCTTTAATTGGACCTGAAAAACGAGTTGTTCCCATAATATTATTCCTTCTCAAAAAAGGTTACACTCTAAAGTCTTCTTGAGCGTCTGCTGGGGCAGTCTCTAGAGCAAATTATCCCAGTTCTCTTTTAATTATTACTTTATAATGCTCAAAAAGTAAATGCTTAATTCCTATATACACCTTCATCCACAATCTTATCTCTAAGTTCTGGTGTCATTTCTATAGTTCTTTTATTATCAAATATTTTTTTTGTTACACCTGTTTTCTCTAATATTTCCTTTTTTCCTGGAGAAAGATTTTTGAATAGTTTAGAAATCGCAAGACTAAATGCATCAGAATATCCAGAGAGAGCATTGTCAAAACCTTGCTGGGCGAATTGCAAAAAAGGCTCCTCTGCTGTAGCTAGTTTTTGTCCTAATCTGGTTTCTAAATCGGTAAAAAACTTTGTTTTGGTTGCTGATTTTGTTGCTATTCGATCAGCTTGCCTATAAACATCTACAACTATATCTATGGATTTTTCAAGCTCTGGTTTCAATCTTACAATTTCAGTGCCAAATTCTTCTAGTTCATTAATGAATTCACTAGCGAGACCTTTTGATTTTGCTTTTTGTATATCCTCCAATTTAAATGTAATGGCACGAAAAGCATCAGCATCAGGATGCACGACCAATCCAAATTTTCTAAAAACATAACTGTCAGCTCCATTTGCTAATGCAATTTGTCCTCCTGGAACACCATCACGATATCTAATCATTGTACGAGAGAAAGGACCTTCGATGCGTCTTACTGTCTCTCCCTCGATAAGCGGAATATCATTCACATAAGCATCTATTAAATTATTAAAAGGATCGTCTCTACTTTTCCTTTGATATCTAAATTTTGTATTCTGTTGTATTTCAATGCCCATCTTCTTTAAAACTGCTGGGATTGTTTTATTGTAAAGACTTCGCAACATGCTACTTGTTGATTCTCCTGCAGCAGCCCATCTGCCTACAACTTCCTCTACTTCTGGGAGAACAATTCTTTGTATATTGGGATTGTTAGCCGATTTATCTAAAACTTTAGAAAGCTCTTCTTGAACCCAAGGTTTTGGATTATTTGGGTTATTCAAAGGAGTTTCATAAGGAGCTTCTCTTATTTTTACTCTATTTGCTTCATCAAATCCAACTCCTGGATTTAATTCTCTCATTGTTTTCACGAATATTTGATATCCAGGAAATTGAGTTTCAGATAAAATATTCCCAAAAGCATCTGTTTCGTTAAAAATTTTTAACATTTTATTCGACATCATAAATCCATTATTTTCAAATTCTTCTTCAATAAATTTCCATTTTTTAGGATTTTTTAATTTCCATTTTGAAAAACCTTTTTCATCAAAAAGTGGATGATTAACTATTGCATAAAATTTTTCTTTAGAAGTTGCTTGTGTAATAAGATCAACATGACTAGGAACTCCTGATACTCCTTTCTTTGCCATTTTCTCTTTATACATAATATTCCATAATTCACTAGTAGACTCTATATATTTATCATTTTTTTCAGTTGCTTTGGCTCCTGTCCTCGCAATAGCAGCTTGTGCATCATTTTGCATTTCTATAATATTATAGTTTGGACCTCTAATGTCAAAGATTGTGTAAGAAATAACTCCTTTTGCGTCTCCAGTTCCCTGATGTATATTAGCATCTTCATTAACAGTTTTAGAATTGTGTACTGTTTTTTCATTTAAAGTTACAGATTCTCTGTTTATATTTCTAGGAACACCATCTACAGTATCAACTACTTTTGCACTAGGAGCATATTTTGTAATATCCATCTTTCCATCTCCATGAGGATTAGGTATAATTTTAGAGTCAATATCATCTGTCCAATTATTATTTATTATATCATCCATAACTGTTTTTGAGTTCTGTACTTTATCCATAGGATACTTAATTTCTTCTAAATTCTCTCTTATAGCTCTCCATTGTCTTGGACCAACACCACCAGGAATATTAACATCGGATTCAAGTTTTTTTAGCAATTGATTTGCTGTAAATGTAAGTGGCTTCCCTTTTGCCATAAGTGGAAGACCTTTCATATATTCTAATGCTTTGCTTATTGTCATGGCTTCAGCTTCAAATGGCACTCCTGCGATACCACCAACTGCTAAAAGTATTTGTAATGGTTTTGATATTTTACTAACGCCAAGAGCTGAAAGTGCAACTTGTGCTGGATTAAAATCATGCATTCCTTCAATAATATCCCATCCAGCAACAAATGGTGCTGTAGCTGGGTTGAAATAACCAGGAAGTGTTTTCATATAATAAGGAAATTCTGCCAATGCTGTATAACTTGCAGGATTAGGATCTTCTCTGAATTCTTTTAAAGGTCTATTCCTTTCCATCCAGAAATCTCCAAGAACTCCGAACTTTGGATTAATTTCAAAATTAACCATTTCTATAATATTGTTAGGACCAATCCCTGTCATAGGATCAATTTCCATAGGATAATTATATGGTCCTTCATAAGCAAATGGTTTTCCTAAATCAAACCATCCTTGTTTTAATTCATCTGTTGGGTAACTTTCATGCAGAAATTCTTGTTGCATCTTTGGTAAAGTAGCAAACCAGTCTAAATTTGGTTGTTTTATTTCTGCCATGATAAAATAATCAAGGGAGCGATTAAACTCCCTTGATATCTTTTATATTAGGTTGCACCTTCTGAACCAAATACTCCACGCCAGTCAGTCCATCCGAAGCTGTATCTTTCGCGAACTTTGTAGCGAATATTTCCAGTTTCGAAATCACCTTCCATGCCTTTTTTCAAGGCTGTTCTTTGGAACATTTTAAGTCCATCAGGGACATCTGTTTTAACATACCAAGCATCAGAATCGGACAGTCTTCTCATGACATGATATCCATTTGGTAGATAACCACCAGAATTGATAGCATTGATGTCATTGTCAGCTGTTCCAACTCTTCCAGAAGATTCTAATAATCTCTGTGCTTGGAAAACATATGCTGTTGGTATGACAAGAGTTGTGCCTTGTGCAGCGATGCGCAAACCACGATCATCTTTCATATCAGCAATATTGATTAACACTTGCTCTATAGAAGTCTCTGTAAGATCGGCAGCTGTTGCCAATGTATTACTTTGAGTTCCTGCGCGAGATGGATGTGAAGTGCTTAATAAAACAACTCCATCACCACCAGTGTAACCAGCAGTTGTTGCGTTATTCAAAATGTTTGCTGCTTTAATTTCTTTTGTTGAAGAAACTGAGCGAGCAAGTGCTTTTGTATAACGGGAAGCAAGAGAGCCATATTGTCCATCTTCTTCATTCTCTTCAGTTATCGCAAAAGCTAATGCAATAGTTTCATGTTGATAGCGAGCTGTCCATTGTTGGCTTGCTTCATCATATGCTACTGCAGCACCTTCTGTTTTAACTGGAGCATTCCCAAAACCTTCAAGAAGAACATCTTCTTCGAATGCTTTGTTAGAAGTATTTGATGAAAATACTGCTTTCCACTCCTCGGGATATTGTGCGTACTCGAGACCAAAGAGAGCATTAAGTCCTGGTTCGAGCAGTTTAGCGAAATTCGCTCTATTAAGTGCCATGTTACTCTCCTATATACCTGCAGTGTTGTGAGCTAAAAGATGTTCATTTAGTATCACTTCCATTACTGCATTGGTTCCGAATGAATTCTCTGGGGCATCCCAGAGAGCTATAATTTTGCATGCTGCTAATGTTGCTGCCATAGTTGAAACAAGTTGAAATCCAGATTGCCCTGTGGTTGTTGATCCTGCTCCTGGGTCAACATCACAACATTCACCAATATTGGCTTGTGCTGGAGTGCCATCTGATTGAACTTTGAAAACTATATTTGGGTCATCATAAACATATGCAATAATATTTGTGGCTGTTGTGCCTGTTGGCCAATATTCTGAATATACATAAGAACCATCGGATGCTGTATAAGAGCACCCTCCAAATACACCTATTGAATATGCTGCCTCAGAAACTCCATTTGAAGGTTGGAGTGTTCCATCAGTATGCAACATTACAAGATCACCATTGAAAATATTTTCCGCAAGTGTGCTTGTAATAGTATATTTATTTGTTCTCATAGCATTTCCAGATAAGGCTCTAACAGGTACAAAACCAAAGGCTGCGTCTACATTTGCCATTTATTTAATCCTCTTGGTTAAAGTTAAAGTTACAATCTTAATCGTCCATAACAGAGATATCTCTGCCACGACTTGACGAGCTTTTTCGATCCTCGTGAATCGGTATTCCTCCAGATCGCTCAATAGATCTAAGATCATTGGATATAGATTCATTTTGCTCTTCGCTTTTGCCATGCATATAGTCCTTCATTGATTTGAATTTCTCTTCTGGCATCTCACAAAGAATCATTCCTTCTATACCAATACATCCATTCCATTGTCCGTGGTTGACAGTCGGTATCGGATAATCACCCACAGAATCAGCAGATCTTGGCTCCCATCCTGCTCTCTTTCTTTTGAAAACATTATCAGGAGTTTCTTTCCCCAGGATCGAGGTAGCAACCCACCTTTGTACCATACCATCTCTCGGAGGAGGAGCATCTAGTAGGGAAGGTGGTTTCCAGCTAGTTTCAACACGAGATTCTTTCTCGCGACTTTTTTCTTGTGTTTCTTTTGCACGAACATTACGATTCTGAGCCATGTCTAAGTCTCCTTATTTCTATTGCGCAATTCTTTTGCGTATGCATTAAGTTGATCTTTTTGTGTTAATCCAAGCTCTCTTGCCATTCGTAATTCGTCCTTTGTCATTTGGACTCTATTTCCTACAACTTGGCTTTTCCCTCCTGCAGTTGGAGTTATTGGTTGTCGACTTCTGCTTTGTGGTCTCGCCCTTGTATTACTAGAGTCTTCTGATGATATTAGCTCGGGAAACATCTTTCGTAAACGATTATTTAATGTGGTATAATATTCTGCACCCTCTTTATCGAATCCTTCAAGATCTAATTGGACATCAATTGCTCTTGCAGCAGCTGTCTCTCTTTCGAAACCACCTGAATTAAACCATTGATTTCTTTGCCACCAATTCATAGCTTTCTGAGGTGCTTGTGGTTGGGCAGCTCTTCCAACAGTCGGAGATTGCGTTCTCTGGATTTGTTGCTGTCGATGCTGTAATTCCTGAACTTTTAGAGTTGCTTTTATATCGGCAAGTTGTTCAGAATATTCAACTTGCTTAGCAGTATCACCTTCTTCAATAGCTTTTTGCATTTGCGTTTTAACATTGCTATAATTTTGGGTGAATTGCTCTTGTGCTGCTGATGAAGCACCATGTTCTAATCTTGCTAATCGTTCTTGAAGATTTTTCACTATCTGGTCTTTACCAGCTGATTCTTTATCAGATTCTCTTTTTTGTTCAACCAGAGCCTTTATTCTTTTCTGGACTCTTTTGCCATAGTCAGAGTCTTTTTCTTCTTCAGTTTTTGTTTCTACGACATCAGAAGTTTCCTGAGGAGTTTCTTCTTCAATCTCGATTTCCAGTTCTAATGGAAGATCTTCTTGTTTTTCATTTTCTTCAATCATGGTTGCGTTCCAAGTCCTTTCGCTTGTTAAACATAATTTTGTATGTTGCACCCATCAGGAACAACAGAAGTTATTTCATCATCATTCAGCAATAATAACTTGACACCATTTATAATTAATTTTTGTCCAGCATACTTTCCGAATGTGACATGATCACCTATGTTTGCCCAACGACCATAATGCCATTGACGACCAGATTCCCGTTCACACCAAGCTAATGGTCCATGGTCAATTAAAATACCATGAGCTGTTAAAAATTCTTCATTGTCTTGGGATTGTTGGGGCAAATATAAGCCACTTTTAGTTTTCTTCTTTGGGCTTTGTGGTTTAACCAAAACTCTCCAGCCAGTTGGCTTTGGTAATTGTTTTGGTGTCTCTTCATCAGGATCGTTTTCCCAACTTTCTACTTCATGGAGATGAGCCATGTTATTCATCCTCTCTATTTAGTTTCTTAAAAACATCATCGATAGTGTTTTCAGCTATCTTTAAACCTTCCGCAATACCGACGTTCTTTTGGTACTGATTAAAATCAGAGATCCTCCCCTGTACCATCTCGTTCGCTAGATTCTTCCTCTGGTCTTCCAGAGTCTTCTTCATCTTTTCTAATAAGTCGATTATTGTCAACTTTCACCTCACCTTTCGTCGAGACTCCTGTTACCTCAATTTTAACATCATCCATATCATCACCTCATTAGTATTTTTTTAAATATAACTTTTTAAATTAAAATTAAAACAATTATTGACCAGATAATGGATTGTTAAGAGCTCTTGTCAGCATTTCTCTTAATCTTTCTTCCAATTCTTTAAGTTTAACATCAATAGCTTCATTACGTCTAGTAGCGTCTGATTCAATAGCAGTTCTTTTGCCATCAAATCTATCTTCAGCATGTTGTATTAAAGTTCTTACATCATTCTCTGCTGTTCTTTGACTGCCTCTAATCTCTTGTTCTGTAGTTCTTGTCCTTTTATCAAGAGCACTAATAGAATCCATAATGTCATTTAAGTCCTTTCTCAATTCATTACGAATATCTCTGGCATCACCTTGTGCTGCTGTTACTAATTCCATAGCTGTAGATATTTCAGACTTTAATAATGTATCCATATTAGAAATTTTAGTTTCTAATGTGTTTTCCATTGTAGTGATTTTAATATTAAGTAATTTCTCTAAAGCTCCCACACGTTCTTCAAAGACATTAAGTTTTATAGTAAAATTACTAAGATCAGGAGCAACATACTCATTGATTTTTTCCCTCATATTCATGTAGTCTTTTGTGAATTCAAAACCACCCCACAAAACTCCTCCAAGAGTACCTAAAATCGGCAGCAATAGCAACAATTTTGATCCTTTGAACTTAATGCCTTTATATTCTACTTCACTCATATTGCTGTCCTATCATTTGTTCAAACACTAAACTATCTCTGACGCCAAAATAATTACCTAACGGATCTTCCATAACAACATCGGTATAAATTTCTTCCGTCTTGTACCATTGTAAAGCAGGTTGAATGACTTGAGTAGAATAGGTTGTCATATTTGGACCTAAAGCATTCACTAAAGCTAAAGTCGTAATCTGGGCAACAGCATCATAATTAGAGGCAAAGTTTTCTATAATCTTTTTTGCTTTCTCCTGTTTCTTTTCCTGTTGCTTGGTTGGTTTATCTTCAGCTTTCGCTTCTTTTACTTCTTCTTTAGGTTCTTCCGTTGATTCAGGCTCATCTATGGGCGATGAAACTTCCTCTGTTGGCTCATCTACAGTTATATCTTCTATTTCAGCAACCATTTCTTCAATTTCGGCTGCAACTTCCTCAACATCCATCATCGGCATATCTATCTCTAAATCCTGTAGCATTTCTTCACTACTTGATGTCTCTGTTGTCGGCACTTCAATATCGGGAATATCAACTTCCATATTAATAATATTCTCCATAGTGGTATCTATAATATCCTGCTCAAAAGTATCCATAACTTCATAATCATTCATTAAATCTATTGTAGTATTTACATCTTGCTGCTGCTCTACGACTTGCATCCATGTTTCAACAACAGTTGTTATATAATTATAGGCAATATTATATTGAAATTCATCCCAGTAGTATTCTCCGTATCCTCCAATTTCTATATATACTTTGTCCAATTGGTTAACAAAGTCATAGCTTCCTGTAACTGTGTTGACCCAATTTGTATTATTATTATAGTTATTAGGATTTTGCGTAAAAGTTGTTTTATCTATCGTTACGAGTCCTGTTTCCCA